GCACACGCTTTGCACGTTCAATAGATTCCTCTTCAAAACTTGACAACGTGCAGCGGTCTCTCTCGTCACACTTTCGCTCTACGTCTGCGAGCGAAACACAATCGGTTCTCTGATCTTGAAATTCTAACGGTAGCCAGTGATTAGGTACAGTGAAACATTCTTTGATCTCTTTTTCAAATTGTGCTAGTAATTCGTATCCGTTCATTCTGTAATCTCCGCATTTTCGAGTTCGTTTTCAATCCATGACATGGCAATCTCTCGCGTGTTTACTTCAGAGATCGCAGCACCTAACAAATCGTGAACCAACCCACACGGTATGCCATTATCCACATCATCATGGATCATTTCAAGATATTCTTTCAGTCTATCTTCAAAATAAAACCAGTTGGTTCCTTCGTCTGCATCAATGGAATCTCTGGCATGTTCTCGCCACATCTCATGCGATCCTTGATCGTTGTCCATCCACAGATTTACCATCCAAGTTTCATAGTTATACCATCCGTTGTATTCTTTATTTGTCATAGCAATATTCTCCTGTGTTGTAGTTCCTGATCTGTTTTAGTATAGCGTCTACACCGCCGAAGTCAAGCCACCCAATCACATCCACACAGCCAAGATGCTTATTGATTTCCGTGTCGTAAATCAGTTCAGCCGTGATCTCTCCGTCTGTGCCGATAGGATACTGAAGAATAGCAACCTCAAAATATCCAGCGTGACCGCCATAAGTACCACTGTGACATGCGACACTAGCACCAAGCCCGTTGCTGAAATAGTACCGCTTGATATATCGACCTTGCTTGTGTGCTTCGTGTTCAAATCGTGTTTCATTTAGTTTCAGTGGATTTACTTTAGTTTTAACTTGCATGATTACTCCTCAATGTGTGAAAGTCTGAACGGTACTATAACATGTTGTGCTACCTTTTGTCTCGCCTCAGTTTCTGACATGGCGGCAACTTCTCCGATCTTACTGCCGTGGGTGTCATAAACAACCCAGACACTTCGTGGACGTTTTTCAGGAAAGACACAGTTGTAATAATCTCGGTTTTTCATTTGCTTACTCCTTATGTTTTATATTGTAGTCTTTCTCATATACGCTGTCAAGATAAATCTCATTATTTTTTATCACGTATCCATACTCACATTTAGGGGTATAAATACCAACGTATAACTTGCCATTATCGTAACCTTCATAACCACAGAACATACTCAATATCATAATTGTTGTAAACATAGTTTTTCTCCTTATATAGTATATATCGACATTCCATATGATATACTTTATATAATTATAGAAAAAAACGTAAGTCTATACTGACAAAGGACTTACACGCGATTTGCGCGCCCCGCACCCCCTATGAGGGGGATTGGGGTAAATCAAAGCAAGGAGTTTTTGGTGGACATTCATTCAGGTGGATCACCGTACAGCATATGATACCTGCGATCATAGCGAGGCCGAGTATTTTTAGAATCCGTTTCTGTTCTCTGTTCATTGTTCTCTCCATAGAACGTTTCACAAATTGACCACATCAACGCCACGCCTATCATATATCCTATAACGATAGACTGAAAATCTAATTCAATTAATCCCATATTAGAACTCCTCTATAATCCATTGATCATCGTAATCATCGCCGCCGTATAAGTCTTGACATTCTTCGTAGTGGGTTGGCTGTCCGTCATCTTCCCACTCGTCTACTTCGATAGATTCGATAACGTCACAATCAGGCGACTGTACCCGACTGTCATAAACGATACCTGCTAGGATGCTGTCAAATTCTGGACTGTCAAAAATGCTCATGATTATTCTCCGTTGATAAATCGTACTCGTAAAATGTTGGCGGCTACACGTACCTCGTCATCATACTTGTATTCTTGACAGGCCAACAAATAGCATTGTAACTTATCTGTGGTGAACTTGTCAAGCACATCATATAAAGATCGTTCGTTGTATTCGTTCATTCTACTACCTCCGGCGACATTTCCTGTTCGTGCAATCTTACCATTTCATCTTCTTGCTCGTCCAACCACTCCTCATATTCTGATCGTGCTTCGTATGATTCCAACTCTGCAAAGTATTCAAAATTGTACATTCTATTCTCCTTAAATGCACGGGGTGTAACTGCTGAACACTGATACAACTATAACACACAACACAACAACAATCAATAGCAATTCTTGGTCTGATTCTCTCATAACTTTCCTCCTTATTAAGTATATCGACATTCTACAATCTAAACTTTAATCTGTCAAGTATATTTTTTCGCTGACCGCTGACCGCTGACCGCTGCTGACTGACTATTTACCTATGATCCTGCCGGATGGGGTGATACACACCCCATCCTACGCAGACCCCCTATACTACCTGTATGGGAGGGGATCGCGTAGGACACCCCGCTTGCCCTAGTTGCTCATCTTCAGTATCTTCTCTGCTTTGCCTGCTGTGGTTATCTTGCCTAGTCGGTTGCGAATTACCCAACCCTTCGTGCCTGCCTGTCTCCACTGTTTTACCTGTTTTGCCAGATCGTCGATCTCTGCCTGCCTTGCGTCATTTACCATAATCAGGAAATCTTGCCTAGCTTGCATAACCTCACTGTAATCACCGAACCCCTCCACAGGGGGGCGTACTGGCAATTCTCCGATGTTCGTTTTACCCTTGCGATTGTTGCACGTATGGCACAGGATTTGCATGTTTCCTAGTGTATCTTGCCCGCCTTGCGACTCTGGCACGATATGATCGCATTCGAGACTATCAACGTCACCGATACCACAAGCACGGCATCTGCCATTGTCGCGGGTAATTACCATTTGACGGAATTTTGAGGAAAGTGCTTTTTTGCGTCGCATTGTATTGTTTCCTAGTGAGTGAATACCTGAGTCTAATATATATATCGACAGATTGAAAGAGCAGCATTAGCCTGCCCCGTAAAAATCAAGCGATGCCTGAAAGTGTACCGATTCTGAATCGTCAAAATCGACACGCTCCTCAATAACTTCGCAATGCTCAAGGCAATCAGGGCAGATCTGAGCATCCGAGTGAACGTATGATCCACAGCAATCGGTAACGTAATAGATTTCAAAATTGTTTGACATGATAAAAACTTTCTTTAAGGGTTAAAAACTTTCTTTCTTATAGCTATATATATATGCAATCGGCGTGCCAAAACTAAAAAAACTTTTTATACTTGTTTTATAGGCTTTTTTGTATTCTCATTATAAAACACGGTTTGCATTTTGCTACATAGTGTAGCATTTTGCATTGCATTTTGCTACACAGTGTAAGTCTGTACAGTATATTTTGCAGCTATAGCGCTATTCTGTCTCATTATAAGACAATACATGCTTCTATACCTCTATAGGGGGGTTTTATCTTCGCAGCTGCTTTGCCGCTCCCCCCCCAAAAAGGGGGCGGTGGTTCATTCACGATTTAAATATCCAAATAATATGTATTACCCAATCCTCCAACATCGCCCCTTGTTGCTGCATCAGGTTGGTATTTTTGTTATAAAGCGTGTATAATGATGATAGGAGAAACAATATGAATGATAAAGAACAATTAGATTGCCAATTAGATTGTAGAGCTACAGCCGGATTGCGTGAACAGCTCATGAAAGATTTGGCCCAAAAGGATCGCCCACTACAGGAACTATTAGATGAACAGGAAACTGAAGATACCAAGCCAAGTCGCAACTGAGACCTTTCAGACTATACCTCAAACTTCTAATGTGCGACTATTAGGCGGTGATGCGATCAAGGTAAGTGATAAAGATCAATACCTAGATTTTATTGATGTGGTAACTCTTAAAGATAAATTCTTTTACCAACTATCTTCTATATGCAAAAGAGACGGATTAGAGAGAGCAGAAAGAGGTATTGGTCATTTAGTTAAAGATAAAGATGGTTTCATTTTAGTTAGAGATGAACCTTTTTATTGGGAAGAAAATTATAAACCTATTTTCCACGATGGCCCACTTGAATTTTTTGAAGTAGATAATACATACATTGCAAATAACTATGTCCCACAAAATATATTTGAATACTTAGTTGTAGAACCTCATTCTATTGTGTATTCTAATTCTAACGGTTTTCCCCAAGTAGTTCAGCTTGAGAATGATTCTATATTAGCCTGTGTAAATGGTGAAATACGTTCTTTAACTTTCGAGCAACTTGCGGAAAGGCTTAATGAATATACCTAAGAATATGACCAGAGAAGAGGTCATAGAAAAAATAGAACTTGTTGTCGGAAGGATAGCCCCTAAATATGCTTTCCACGGATATGATGTGGATGACATAAAACAGGAGGCTTTTATTATATGTATGGACGCACTTGATCGTTATGACCAAAAACGCCCCTTAGAGAACTTCCTATCTGTCAATCTATCTAATAGACTTAAAAATTTTGTTAGAGATAATTTCTTTGTTGGACAAGATGAAAATAAACGTAATGTATTATGCCCCAAACAACTTACCTTTGAATCTTCCATAGCTGAAGAATGTGATGATAACTTAGATCGTAAAATTGATTTTAATACTTTACAATCATTAATAGATGAACACTTACCTTCTGAATATAGGGCTGATTACTTAAAAATATTAAGTGACGTATATATATCTAAAAAACGCCGTGAACATATTATTGAAGTTATAAAAGGAATCATAGATGAAAACGGGTAGACTCTCTAAGCAAGAAAAACGCACTATTACAAATCTCATACAAAGTATGACCGTTGAAGATATAGCTAAAAAGCTTGACAGAAGTTTTGATGCTATAAATGACTTTGTTAAGAACGAACTAAAGGTTGGCTTATCTAAAGTTGAGGTAGCAGCGTACTCCCTTGAAGATCGCCCTTATTGGATAGAGCTAGAAGCCCAATTTACTTTTGATGAATTACAACTATTTAAATATCATTGGTCTAAGATTATTTCCCAGTTTAAGGATGATGTATTTCCCACAGAAGAAATACAAGTAGTAGATGTTATTAAATTAGAAATACTTATGAATAGATGTTTAAAAGGCAACAAAGAAAACATTGAACAGATTAATAGTTATGATGCTTTGATACGAGAAGAAAGAAGTCTTGACAAAGATCAACAAGACCATGATAACATTATTAACTTAGAAAGACAGGTCGCTTCACTCAGGGCAGCGCAGGAGAGCCTAAATCGTGATTACAGGGAGTTACAGGCCAAGAAGAGTTCTATGCTCAAGGAAATGAAAGGAACCCGTGAGCAGCGAATTAAGAGGCTTGAGGATAGTAAACAAAGTTTTACCAGCTGGGTTGCTTCTATGATGCAAGATCCAGACCTCATGAAACAATATGGAATAGAGATGGAAAAAATGAGATTGGCAATGATTAAAGAAGGCGAGAGGCTATCTACCCTACATCAATATGAAGACGGGACTGTTGACCAACCTTTCTTAACCCCAGACACTGTGGTGGACTAATGGACTTTGCAATATTAATTGGATCTTGTGATAAATATCATTATCTATGGAATAGGTTTAGTTACTTGTTTCATAAATACTGGGACAGAGAAATTGACGTAAAGAAATATATAATTACACAAGAAGCTGACCCAATGCTTAATGGCATAGAAACTATTAAGGTAGGTAATCCAGATTTTACCTATGGAGTGAAAAGGGCATTAGACTTAATAAATGCAGACAATATACTATGGTTGCAAGATGATTACTTTTTTAGAAATAAAATTGATTACAACACATTTCAAAAATACTATAATTTATTTGAGGAATGGCAAGCAGATAGATTTGGCATACATGAAGATAGTCAACTGTATAGTCCTGCACACGTTGTCAATAATATATTCCGATTACAACAGTATAGTCTATACACACTATCTATGCAAGCGTCTTTGTGGAATGTGAACTTTATGTATAAATGTTTTAAAGAAAATGAAACACCGTGGGAGTTTGAAGTTAATGGATCAGAAAGATTAAATCAATCTGTACAACATAGAATATTTTACGCAGCACAAGAACCACCTTGGTATCTTGAAGCTTGTAGGAAAGGGGCTTTTACTGATGACTACTACAACATATGCAAGGAGGAGGGTATAAATGCAGCAATTGCCTAGCATACTTATTTGTTGGTCTGTTGTTCTTTTAGTAGATTTAAGCGTTTGTTATCTATTCTATAGGTTAGTAAACAAGAATGAAAATAGAAAATAAAAAAATAATATTATTACATCCCGGCAAGACAGGAGGAACTTCTTTAGAACATACGTTAAGAGATACTTATTTACCTGATAAAAAATTAATAGCAAAAGTAGCAGATAGAGACATAATGTTCGGATTGGATAAAGAGTATAAAATTTATCTACAACATGCGGATCTACGTTTATATAAAATATTAGATATCCCATTTGATAAGTACCAAACAATAACCACTGTCAGAAGACCTTACGAACGTATACTTTCATGTTACTATTATAATGGGAAATCTAAAAAACACACATTCGAGGATTTTGTTGCTGGACATTTAGAATCAAGTATAAACCACAATCTAAGGAGAGGGTATTCTGTCAGTCATTTCTCTCCACAACATTTTTACACAAACTTAGAGAGTTATAAAGTAGATCATATACTAAGACAAGAGAATCTCAACAATGAAGCGGAAGAGATTGGAATAAAAGTAAAGTATAAATATTCAAAAACAATTAGCACCAAAAATATAAATCCTATGGACATGTATAATCAGAAAACTAAAGATATAGTTTATAATCTATACAAAGAAGATTTTGAATTGTTTGGGTACGAAAGATGAATCTCAATGATTTAGTAGATGAGATATATGTGGTTAATTTAGACGAGAGAGAAGACAGGCTAGAGAGTGTCACAAAACAATTTAAAGGAATGAACTCTGAGTTTAAGAGATACCCAGCAATCAAAAGAAGTAAAGGAACTGATGGTAATAAATTAAGTTGGCTGAATGTAATTTATACAGCCATCAAGAAAAAACAAGAGACTGTGGCAATATGTGAGGACGATGTGGTTTTTAGAAGGCAGCTGCTAACAGATCTACCTACATTAAAACCTCAGATAGATGAAACTGATTTTGACATTTTATCTTTCCATCATTATTGTTCAGAGAAGAAAAGAAGCGCAGAAGATATGAATAAAGAAGATGATAAAACTATAAACTTGATAAGAGTAAAACAAAAGCCATACTGTAATCAATTTCTTATACTTAAAAATCTAACACTGTGGAGACATCAACTTATTTGGACTCTTACAAGAAAAGATCACCTATACAGAAGCCTAGATCACACATTAACACACTTTGGCGATAAGAGTAAACCATATGTTACATCAAGGGAATATACTTTTCAACTAGACGATTTTTCTACTATAAGAAATCATAAGGTGAAAAGATTTCATCAAAAAGGCAGATACAAGGATATCATCCAATGATACCAAAAATTATACATCAAATATGGCTTGATAGAAGCAAGCTGATGCCTGAAACGGTTGTTGAATGCATCAAGAAGATGAGATCCATGAATCCTTCGATGGAACATAAACTATGGACGTATGACGATATAGACTATTTAAATGCAGTAATCAGCGAAAATGCGCTACGGGGTATAAATATACTTAAATCACGATTTCCAGAAAATTCTAATAAAGCTAATGTATTTATGTCTGATATATATCGACTAGCCATTGTCAGCAAGTTTGGCGGTCTGTATGTAGATAGCGACATACTTGCCTACAAGCCATTCCCCGACGAGATATTCGAGAAGAGGCTTTTCCTCACAATACCCGTCCCCGGCGCTCAGTGGATTACTAATGGTATATTTGGAATGGAGCAGGGCAGCTCAGAAATATCTGAATCTATATTTGTTAATTGCAAGGGCAATTTTAGACCCACGCCACAGTTTTATACGGGTGGATTAATGTCTTGGGCTGGCTGTAATGATAATAAGCAAAAAAATTTCCCACAATCAACTCTAATAAAATGTTTAGAAGCAAAGGGCGCTTTTGTAGATTCTGGGTATAATTACTTTAACACCAATAAGCACAAATCTAAAGATACTATCTGTGTTCACATAGCTATGGCATCTTGGCATGGCAAGCAAAGTAAGCATTACAAACACAAAATTCTACATGAGGAAAATAAGTTACATATATCAAGTATTTATTAAGGACTAAAAATGAAAGCAATCATAACAGGAATTACTGGTCAAGACGGAAGCCATCTAGCGGACTTACTTCTTGAGAAAAATTATGAAGTTGTTGGAGTGTCTAGAAGATGTAGCGTAGACACTACGGAACGAATTAGTCATCTGTCTCGTAATGATAAATTCAAATTAGTCGAGGGAGACATTACCGATACCAGTAGTGTCATGAATGTATTTAAAGATAACGATAATGTAGATGAAGTCTATAATTTAGCAGCACAGTCGCATGTAGCAAGTTCTTTTAAGCAGCCGGGACTAACATGGGATATAACTGGTAAAGGTTGCCTAAACCTTCTACAGTCCTTGGTAGATTTGAAAATGAACCATATTAAATTTTACCAAGCATCCTCTAGCGAGATGTTTGGTAGTTCTTACGACGTTGATGATAATGGAGGTAAATACCAAAATGAACAAACTAAATTCATGCCTAACTCACCTTATGCAATCAGCAAGTGCGCTGCTCATTACAGCGTTCGTCTATTTAGGGACGCTTACAACATTCACGCTAGTGCTGGTATTCTATTTAATCACGAAGGACCAAGAAGGGGTGAGAACTTTGTCACGCAGAAAATAATTAAATGGATTTGTGATTTCTTAAAAAGTGGAAAATCAAAAGATTTTCCTAAATTAAGATTAGGTAATTTAAAAGCTTTTAGAGATTGGGGATATGCTGGAGATTACGTGGAAGCTATGTGGATGATGTTACAACAAGAACAAGCTGATGATTACGTTATATGCACTGGCACTACACATACTATAGAAGATTTTTTAAATATGTCTTTTGATTATGTAAACATTCCTAACTGGAGGGATTATGTAGTTATAGACCCTGAATTCTTCAGACCATGTGAAGTAGATTATCTAAGAGGTGATTGCAGTAAGGCAAATAATGTTCTTGGATGGAAACCAAAGCACGACCTACAAGGTTTAATAAAATTAATGATCAATGCCAAACTATAGAGTATCACTAGACTTAGTAGATTTATATCCAAAACTGGACAGATACGGTCTGCGTGAATTTAACTCACCTTTTTTACTTTACATACTAGAATCAGAAAATGCAGATCAAGCATGTTATGAGATAATGATAAGATTAATGAGGTCTTTAATTAGACAAAGCAATGACATAGAAACTAGAATATTTTGTAGAAAAGTAAGAAGGCTTATGAGAATAGACAAAGTAGAGTGCTTATGAGAAGAGACTATAATGATCCAAATTATAAAAAATTTAGAATAGACGTTTTAAAAAGAGATAAATTCAAATGTCAAATGCCAAACTGCAAATCGAAAAAGAACTTAAACGTACATCATATACAAACTTGGGCTGGCGCTTCTTCTCTAAGGTATGAACCGTCTAATGGAATAACACTGTGTAAGAAATGTCATAAAAATATAACAGGAAAAGAAACCCACTACGAAACATTATTCAGAGAAATAAATAATGGCAAAATACAAAAAGGCTCCTGACTTTACAGTTATTAAAGATACCCGTGAGCAAGACGGATATTATTTTAGCAAGTTTAATACCTGCGCTGGTATGGTTGATCAAAAGCTAGATACTGGTGATTATTCTATTCAAGGACTAGAAGACAAGATATGTGTTGAAAGAAAAGGATGTGTAGAAGAGTTAGCAATAAACTTAGGTTCTAAAAAACGAACCTTTATGAATGAGATAGCTAGGATGGAAAGTTTTCCATTTAAGTTTTTGGTATTAGAATTTTCTTTAGATGATTTACTTAAGTTTCCAGAAGAAACAAGGATACCAATTAAAAACAAAGCTTCTGTTAAAATAACGGGAAGATATATGTTAAAATGTTTAGTAGAATTTGAATTGTATAATAATGTACATGTTTTATTTTGTGGTGATAAACGGACAGCATTTTTAGCTGTAAGTAGTATTTTCAAAAGGATTAATGAAATGTATACTATAGGGAGGAAGACATGAACAACGCAGATAAAGACCTGTTGTATGATCTTCATAACTACGGAGCAAATATAGACACAAGAGAGATATTCTTGCACAACTACTACGGAACTAATGATGAAGACAATCCGGGTGTAGAATATAAGATGTCAAACAATTTTCTTAAAAACATTAGGGCTTTAGAAATAAAGTCTGACAAACCAATAATGATACACATGCAGAGTGTTGGTGGAGAATGGTCGGATGGTATGGCAATTTATGATGCTATACAAATGTCAAGATGTCATGTTACAATTATAGCTTATGGTCAAGCAGAGTCTATGAGTAGTATAATATTTCAAGCAGCTGACAGACGACTTATAACACCAAACACTTATTTTATGTCTCATTATGGATCTACAGGAGCTAGCGGAGAATACCTAAGTGTTCAAAATTGGGTTAAGTACGAAAAATATATATGTGATATGATGATAGATATATATGCACAAAGTTGCATAGGTGGTAAATTCTTTAAAGAAAAATATGGTAGTAGTCCAGATGTGGAAAAAGTGAAAACATTCTTGTTAAGAAAATTAAAATCTGGAGATTGGTATTTAAATGCAGAAGACGCTGTACACTATGGTTTTGCAGATAGGATTATAGACTCATGGCAGAAGCTAAACTAAAAAAAATTGACGAAGCGTGGCTAGGATTAGATTCTGTAGAATCAGATTTATTTAATCCAATGAGCGTGTTAAATATTCAAAGCGATGATTTCAATCTACACTTAGCTTGGTTGATGACTAAGCCAGAATATTTATCATTCTTTTGTCATCACATACTAAATATCCAATTATTGCCATCTCAAAGTCTTGTTCTTAAAGAAGTATGGGAACGTAAATTTCCAATGTTAATTGCTAGTCGAGGTTTTGGTAAGTCTTTCATGCTTTCTTTATATGCTATATTAAGGGCTTTAATATTGCCACAACGTAAGATTGTAATTGTTGGTGCTGCATTCAGACAGTCTAAGGTTTTGTTTGAATACATGGAAACAATATGGCGAAACTCTCCTATGTTAAGAGATATATGCGATGGGGATAGTGGACCAAGAAGAGATACTGATAGATGTACGTTACGATTAAATGATAGTACAGTCACTTGCCTACCTCTTGGTGATGGACAAAAGATCAGAGGTCAACGTGCTAATGACATTATCGCTGACGAATTTGCGTCTATACCTAGAGAAATATTTGAAAATGTTGTAGCTGGTTTTGCAGCTGTTAGCTCTAACCCAGTAGAAAATGTAAAACGTATGGCTGCTGAAGAAAAGGCTAAAGAACTGGGAATTGAACTGAACAGCGAAATACAAGAAGTTAAAAAAGATAATCAGATTGTTTTATCAGGAACAGCTTATTATGATTTTAATCATTTTGCAACTTATTGGAAAAAATGGAAATCTATTATAAAAAGTCGAGGTGAGCTATCTAAGTTAAGAGAGGTTTTTGGCGAAGACCCTCCAGAAAATTTTGATTGGACTCAGTATTCAATTATACGTGTGCCGTATGAACTTTTACCTAAAGGATTCATGGATGCAGACCAAGTTGCTAGATCAAAAGCAACCGTCCACACTGGTATTTATCAAATGGAATATGGAGCTTGCTTTACACGGGATAGCCAAGGATTTTTTAAACGATCACTTATAGAATCTTGTGTTGTTGGTCAAGAGGACGAAATAAAAAATTCTAATGGAGATGTCATAAATTTTGAAGCAGTGCTTATGGGTGATAAAGATAAAAAATATATATTTGGAGTTGACCCAGCATCTGAAGTAGATAATTTTAGCATTGTAGTACTAGAGGTAAATGCAAACCATAGAAGAATTGTTCACTGCTGGACTACAACTAGGTCTGAACATAAAGAAAAAGTTAAGAAAGGTTATTCTTCAGAATCTGATTTTTACTCCTACTGCGCTAGAAAAATTAGAGACTTGATGAAACTATTTCCATGTATACATATAGCTATGGATGCTCAAGGTGGTGGCGTTGCTGTAATGGAGTCTCTTCATGATAATGATAAAATTAAAGACGGTGAAATACCAATCTGGCCTGTCATAGACGACAATAAAGAAAAAGATACAGACGGAGAGAGAGGGTTACACATATTGGAAATGTGCCAGTTCGCTAAGTATGATTGGCTGTCAGAAGCGAATCACGGTCTTAGAAAAGACTTTGAAGATAAAGCTTTACTGTTTCCAGCTTTCGATCCTTTGACTTTTACAATATCAGAACATGAGGATAATACTAAGGCTAGAATGTTTGATACTCTAGAAGAGTGCGTTCTAGACATAGAAGAGTTGAAAGATGAACTTTCTATGATACAGATGACACAAACAACTTCAGGCAGAGATAGATGGGATACCCCACAGGTCGTTGTGGGAACTGGCAGAAAGAGTAAAATGCGTAAAGATAGATACTCTGCACTTCTAATGGCTAACATGTCTGCTAGAGTTTTACAGAGAACTCCTACACAAGCTGAATATGAATTTTATGGTGGTTTCGCAACTGGTGGTCATAAACAAAAAACCGATGAAAAGCTGTACAATGGACCTAGTTGGTTCGCTGATAACATGAAAAATGTGTATTGATAAGTATAATCCAATTACAATCCGATTGAGGTTAAATTATGAGTGATAGTGAAATGTTTACTTGGTCTGAAGGAGACTCTGCTGGTAAAGCGGAGGCTTTTTCTAAATTCTCAGACACTGTTGATTCTTACGCTGGTCTTGGTAAATCTCAAGGCAGTCATTACAGACACTTTATAGATATTGAACCCAATCGCTCAGTTAGGCCCGGATTTAACGCTAACGATTACTATGCATTTAGACCAGATGAGGCTGTGCCTAATCAGCAGCGTAGGATTATTAAAATGTGCATGGACGCATATGAAAAAGTTGGAATTATTCGTAATATCATTGATTTGATGGGAGATTTCGGAAGTCAGGGCATTCATATAGTTCACAGAGACAAGAGTGTTGAAAAGTTCTATCAACAATGGTTTCGCAATGTGAACGGTAAGGAAAGATCAGAAAGATTTTTAAATAATCTTTATAAAACTGGAAATGTTATCATTTATAGAAGTTACGCTAATGTTACTCCTCAACTTAGCAATTACATGAAAGCTCTGTCTTCCGATATTAAAGTCGAAGTACCAGACCCTAAAAAAAATGAAATACCTTGGAGATATAATTTTTTCAATCCATTGACTGTAAAAAATAAAGATGGAAATCTGTCTTTATTTATGGGTATTAAAAATTATACAATTACCACACATTCATTCTTTGATAAGTTTAGCGCTGGTGATATTCCAAATAATGTTCTTGAAACTCTACCAGTTCCTGTCAAGCAGAGCCTAAAAAGAGGTGATAAAGACATTCCTCTAGATCCAGATCGTATCTGTATGTTCCACTACAAGAAAGACGATTGGAGACAATGGGCAAATCCTATGATTTACGCCATACTAGATGATATCATTATGCTAGAAAAGATGAGGTTAGCTGACTTGTCTGCTCTCGATGGAGCTATATCAAACATAAGATTGTGGACTTTAGGTAGCTTAGATCACAAGATACTTCCCAACAAAGCCGCAATTAATAAATTACGAGATATACTATCTAGCAATGTTGGCGGTGGAACAATGGAATTAGTTTGGGGTCCAGAATTATCTTTCATGGAGTCTAGCACTGATGTCCATAAGTTTCTTGGTTCTGAAAAGTATACTTCTGTTCTTAACAGTATATATGCGGGTCTTGGCGTTCCACCTACACTGACGGGTATGGCTAATAATGGTGGTGGATTTACAAATAATTTTATCTCTCTAAAAACTTTGGTTGAAAGATTGCAATACGGTAGAGATATTCTCATAAGGTTCTGGGAAAAAGAACTTGAGATTGTAAGAAAGGCTATGGGCTTTCGATACAAAGCTCACATACAATTTGATCAAATGTCTTTGTCTGACGAGGCTGCTGAAAAGAATTTGCTTATTCAGCTTGCAGATAGAGACATTATCAGTCATGAGACACTTCTGCAAAGATTTAAAGAAATACCTCAAGTTGAAAACATTAGGATCAAACGAGAGCTTAGTAAGAGAGACACTATTGGTCCAGAAAAAGCTGGTCCTTTCCATCCACCTCCAAAACCATCAGAAATGGATAATAAGCCATCTAAGCCTGTAGATTTACCGCCTTCTCCAGATGACAAGAATACTGATGTCAACGTAGACGGGGGAAGACCTTTATTCAAACAAGATGATGGTCCTAGAAAAAAACGAACACAAAAACCACAATCTACACCCTCTGTTGCTGAAGCGTTTGTGTATGCTGAAGAATCTTGGGCCAAAGTTTCTGATGTGATTACAAAGGCTTTTCTAAATGTTAATAAAAAGAAAAATTTACGTCAATTAACTAAAGGTCAATTTAATGATCTAGAACAGCTAAAACTAGACGTATTCACCAATTTTAATATTGGGGATGAGGTATCTGAAACAACTATATTTAACTCCTTAAATTCTAACGTAAAAATGCCAAAAACTTTTGCAGAAGACCTAAAAGATAAGAATATTAACATTGAGAGTATGAACATAGATACTTACAGAAAACATGTGATAGGTTCTTATATTGAACACAAAATGGTCTATTAGCGGAAATTTTTGTATTTTGTGTATAATGTTGATGAGGAGTGATAATGAAAATATATCCACAAGAAATATCTGATGGTATTGCCGATCTTGTACAAGCTAGTGCAAGTGTGGCTTATTGTGCGCCTGCAACTCTCTGCAAAGTGGGAGATGAAGACGCTGTAGCTTTTGCGGATAAAGTTCTTGCAGAAAGTGCTAATCCAAAGCAGGTTGATTTATATTATATTAAGGCAGTTTTGGTGTCCACGGGCTGGAACAAAAACGATGATGTCTTTACAGCTGATGCAACATGGGCAGCACGTAATACGCCAGAAGACAAACAATTCAATTTGATGCATAATGAGAATGATATTATTGGTCATATCACTGGTAGTTATGTTATCAATAGAGACGGTGATAAGGTAGAAGCTGACGAAGCTCCCAAAGAATTCGATATTATTACAGAGGCAGTTCTTTATAATAGTTGGACTGAAGCAGAGAATAGACAACGCATGAATCAAATCATTGCTGAAATCGAAGAAGGCAAAT